TTATTTGACGCAGAGTACCAAGGTAGGAAAGTTCCACTTAACAAACCCATGCGTGGTGACACTAAAAAATTCAAAGTGTATGTTAAAGATCCAAAAACAGGCAATGTTAAAAAAGTAAACTTTGGACACGGTGGTACAAGTGCAAAAAGAAAAACAATGAGAATTAGAAAGTCTAATCCCAAAGCAAGAAAATCATTCAGAGCACGTCACAACTGTGCAAACCCAGGTCCAAAAACCAAAGCAAGATATTGGTCTTGTAGAAAGTGGTAACATGAAGATCACTGAAGTTACGGGAATCACAGAACAAGAATTCGAACAACTAGCAGAGAAACAGGACGCCTGCTATCACAAAGTAAAATCTAGATACAAAGTATGGCCTTCGGCCTACGCCAGTGGTGCATTAGTACAGTGCCGAAAAAAGGGTGCGGCCAACTGGGGCAACAGCAAGAAGAAATAATGAGAGTAACAGACATAATCACAGAGAAGTGTTGGAAAGGCTACACCAAGAAGGGCATGAAGACCATGTTCGGAAAACGTGTACCCAACTGTGTGAAAAAAGAACACGTAGACTTCTGTGTGAACTGCCATAGCCTTGTACTACACGAATCCTTAGACGAAAATCTTAAGAAATGGTTTAAAGACAAATGGGTGCGAATGGGTCCTGGAGGCAAGATCAGAGGATCCTGTGGTGGCAAGAGCAAAGGTGAAGGCAAACCTAAATGCTTACCAGCCAAGAAAGCACACGCACTAGGTAAAAAAGGCAGAGCAAGTGCGGCGGCAAGAAAGAGAAGAAAAGATCCAAATCCTGATAGACGTGGTAAAGCAATCAACGTTAACACCAAAAAGAAAAAATAATTTGCATTCCAGGCAAATCTGTTATATACTTGTTGGATAACAACAGGAGAAACTAATGGCAGTAAGAAACTTCAATGACGCAGAAAAGCAAAAGCTAATCCAAATTATATCACAGGGTTCACAAGTACTAGGTGAGGTAGATGATCTAAAAGGTGGATTGAGAGATACAGTGAAAGCAATATCAGAAGAGCTTGAGCTTAAACCTGCACTAATCAACAAAGCTATCTCAATAGCACACAAGGACAACTATAAAAATCTAACCGACGACCTAGACACACTAGAGTCTATATTAGTAGCCGCAGGCAAGTTATAGTGTACAAGTTAATCAAGGACTTTTGGTTAACAAGTTACAGGACAGACAAAACTGCTTTCTACTATGAACTGGTTTCGGTAGTATTCACAATAGTCGGATCGTGTATCTTGACTTTTACCTCGCCAGAGCCTAAAATGGCATTAGTGTTTCCGATATATCTTATCGGATCAATAACACTTGCGATAGGTTCTTACAGGAGGAGAATAATCTGGACCACAGTACTGGCAAGTTGGTTTACGATAATGAATGTGATAGGAAACATCAAAGTATTTTTTTAATGGGATCAAGTATAAAAGAGTTTTGGAAGAACAGTTATAGATCAGATAACACTGCATTCTATTTTGAAATGATCAGTTTCATATTCACAGTAGGAGCAAGTATGACATTGGCGATCACAGCCAGTAATCCTGACATGACCATAGTGTACCCAGGATTCTTTATAGGAGCGGTCACACAATGTTATGCATCGTTCAGGAGAGGTGCGGCATTTGTCATGATGATCACAGGATATTTTTCAATCATAAACGTCTATGGTTACGGCGTTGCAAGTTATTGGTGGTAGTATGAGTTACATAGACGCATTATACAAAAAGGAAGAGGACAAAATATACGTTGTAGAACGTGATCCCAAGAAGGGCAGAGTGTTTGTAGAATACGATGCACGATACGTTTTCTATTATGAAGATGCAAGGGGTAAGCACAGATCAATGACTGGGCAACCTTTACAGAGAGTACAATGTAGCACACAAAAAGAATTCATTAAAGAGCAGAGGATAAGATCCAACAAGACGCTCTATGAACAAGATATCAATCCTGTGTTCAGATGCCTTGAGGAGAACTACTTAGGCAAAGAAACTCCCAAGTTGAACACAATGTTCTTTGATATTGAAGTTGACTTTGACCCTGAGAGGGGTTATTCAACAACAGATGATCCGTTCATGCCCATAACTGCCATAAGTTGTTATATGAGCTGGACGGATCAACTGGTCACACTAGCAGTTCCGCCTAAGACAATCAACATGCAAGAAGCAAAAGTGCTGACTGAAAGATTCCCTAACACAATGTTATTTGAAAAAGAGAAGGACATGCTAGACGCATTCTTACAACTTGTTGAGGACGCAGATATTTTATCAGGTTGGAACAGTGAAGGGTATGATATTCCATACACAGTGGGTAGAATACAAAAAGTATTAAGTTCAGATGATACAAGACGTCTATGCTTCTGGGGGCAAAAACCTAAGAAGAGAGTGTTCGAGAAATATGGCAGAGAACAATTGAGCTTTGATCTTGTTGGTAGGGTACATTTGGACTTGTTAGAATTATACAGAAAATACACATATGAGGAACGACATTCGTTTAGATTAGATGCAATAGGTGAACACGAACTTGATGAAAGAAAAACTGTTTATGAAGGATCTCTAGACGCACTTTATAAAAATGATTTTGGTTTGTTCATAGAATACAACAGACAGGACACAGCACTACTGGCCAAACTTGAGAAGAAATTGAAGTTCATAGAACTTGCCAATGAGATCGCACACCAAAACACTGTGCTACTACAAACAACAATGGGTGCAGTTGCAGTAACCGAACAAGCCATTGTAAACGAAGCACACAGACGTGGTATGCAAGTAGCTGGAAGAAAATACAAGAAAGACGGTGAGGAAAATCAACCGGCGGCAGGAGCCCATGTGGCAACTCCGCAAAAAGGTATACATGACTGGATTGGTTCAATCGATATAAACTCGCTGTATCCAAGTGTGATTAGGGCGTTGAACATGGGACCAGAGACTATTGTGGGGCAGATAAGGCCTGTGATTACGTCAGCAGAGATCAACAGGGCCAAACACGCCAAGAAGTCATTTGCGGCGGCATGGGATAGTCAATTCGGTAGTTGGGAATATGTTGCAGTGATGAACAAGGAGAAAGGCACAGAGATTGTTGTAGATTGGGAAGACAAGACCAGTGTGAGAATGAGTGCGGCACAACTGTATGATTTAGTTTTTGAGGGTAATAACAAATGGATGTTGAGTGCAAACGGAACTATATTTACATATGAGTATGAAGCCGTCATTCCAGGCCTGCTCAAACGTTGGTATGCAGAAAGACAAGAAATGCAAAGAAAGATGCATGATGCAGGAGAAAACGAAATCGAAAGAGAGTATTGGGACAAGAGACAACTTGTTAAAAAAATTAACTTAAACAGCTTGTATGGTGCAATCTTAAATCCAGGGTGTAGATTTTTTGATATAAGGATTGGACAGTCTGTCACACTTACAGGCAGATGTATTACGAAACACATGGGAGCGAAAGTGAATGAGATCGTTGCAGGCAAGTATGACCACAAAGGTGAGAGTGTTGTGTATGGTGACACAGACTCTGTGTATTTTTCCGCATACAAAACATTAGAAAAAGAGATAAAGGATGGATTGATTCCATGGACCAAAGATTCAGTATTGGGTCTCTATGACAAGATAGCAGATGAGGTAAATGGTTCTTTTAAATCTTTCATGACCAAAGCATTTCATACGCCAAGCACACGGGGAGAAGTGATCGCGGCAGGTAGAGAACTTGTTGCATCAAAAGGTCTGTTCATCACAAAGAAAAGATATGCTGTATTGTATTATGACAAGGAAGGCAAAAGAACAGATGTTGAGGGCAAAGATGGCAAAATGAAGGCCATGGGATTGGATTTAAAAAGGTCAGATACTCCTGTGTTCGTGCAGGACTTTTTGAGTGAAATACTTTACATGGTATTACAAGGCAAAGATGAGAAAGATGTATTAGATAGGATAAGCGAATTCCGGGCAGAGTTCAAAGCCATGCCAGGGTGGGAGAAGGGATCCCCCAAGAGAGCAAACAACATGACCAAGTACACGGCGGCAGAAGTGGCCAAAGGTAGAGCAAACATGCCAGGACACGTAAGAGCAAGTATGAACTGGAATAGATGCAGGGAGATGTATGGTGACAAGTATTCATTGCCAATCACAGATGGTGCAAAAGTTATTGTGTGCAAACTCAAAAACAATCCTATGGGTTATACAAGTATTGCATATCCCGTAGACGAACTGCGTATTCCAGAGTGGTTCAAAGAACTGCCATTTGATGGAGATGCCATGGAAGCAACAATACTTGATCAAAAAATTGATAACTTAATTGGTGTGCTAGGTTGGGACGTACAAAGCACAGAGACCACAAATACTTTCAATAAACTATTTGAGTTTTAAATACCTTTATGTTAAGCATAGAAGAGATTAAATTACTAATCGAAAAATTAGAAAAAGCCAAAGCCACAGATTTCAAAGAGCTTATCGACACTAACCTTAAAATATTGAAAGATATTGAAATGGCTGTTGATGCAAACAATCAAGAAGAAATTAATCGTTTGGATAAGACAGAAGAATGGTTTGCAAGAGATAACGAAAGAAAAAGATTAAAACCAATCGTAGATGCTATGTTATTTAGGTTGATACAAACTAAAATATTTCAATTTTCTAGAGAGGCAAATCAGATCGAAGGCAGTAATATAAATTACAATAGTATGGAAATAGGACCAGGTACTGGCATGTTTTCAAAGGAATTTAGATCATGGAGATTGAATTACTTTGTAGATGTTTTACCTGATGTTCAAAACAAGATCAGACGTAGGTTTCCACCTGCGGCTCAAAAGAATATAAAATTTTTTAGTGCAAGAGGAACTGCTTGTGAGGATATACCACAAGGTAGTTGTAATTTTATATTCAGTTGGGACACGTTTGTTTTCTTTACACAAAAACATATAAAACAATATTTCAAAGATATCAAGAGAGTGTTAATACCTGGTGGTTATTGTTTAATACAATATGCAGATTGTCATTATGATCTAGATCTACAGGAAGCAAAACGTGGTTATTGGAACTATAACACAAAAACCATAATGACACAAATCATTGAAGAGGAAGGCTTTGAAGTTATAGAGATGAATCAATTCCGAGCAGGTGCCAATTATGCTGTATTCCGTAAGCCTGGTAAACAAAATCCAACTGTCTATGATATTAATCAAATAAAGATAGACTAAGACCTAAATATCCTATACAATAAGAACATTATGATAGACATCTTAAAAGACATCGTTAAACATACGCATGGATTGGGATTTTTAGATCTTGTCAAAATCAGTGGTAGCACTGACGAAACTGCGATTGATTCAATGGCAGAAGACAGATCTGTAATCTTGCAAGGGTCTTTCCACAAACCACAAACGGAAATGTCTGGCACGTTTGGAATGCCTCAACTGGGTAAATTAGATATCCACTTGAAGTGTCCGG